TCTTTAGGGTAGGACTCTTCAGTATGTTTTCTAAAATCTTCTAAGGTCTTTTCGTTCATTGGGTTATCCCATATTAATACCAGCTCCAGGGAATCCTCCAAAAGGGGACTCTCCTGACTCTGGAAATCTAAGTTCACAAGCATTGAAAGTTTTAGCACATACATCATTAGCAGAACTAGCAGGGTTATTATTTATATCCCAATAACTACTTCCGGAGTACCCACATTCTGTCCCTTTATAAAGCCAAGGACAAGAGTTAGCAACTACCGTTCTAGAAGGTAGCTTAACCCCGTGAATATCGTGTGCTGCAGTCAATTCAAACTGAATGTGTGTTCGAGTCTCAACTGCCTTTCTATCAATATACCAAATCTCGTCTGAGAAATGAGCGGTATCATCGGCCAAGGCTGATGCATACCATATACCGGGCCCAGTTGCAGCTTCGCAAGTAGTTTGATTATATACTGTCCAAGTACCTACAGACCCATTCTTACTTGCACTCAGACAATCATCTTTACTAAGACTAGGATCTGAGCCCGACTCCCCTGTACAAACTCCTGCTACGGGGTACCCGTTTGTATAGCAGTAATTATCCAAGTACTTAGCAAAAGTCTTCTTTCTAGTAACTTTTGCCCCGATTAGATCGTCGTATTCACCAATAACACCAGATATTACTGAAGTAATATTAGCTACGGTAATAGTAGGTCTAGGGATTGCTCCTTTTCCTGAGAACTCGAAACCATCAGCTTCGATAGGAAAAGAGGCATACTTATTACCCTGCCAAACTATCTCCTGCATATTCTCATTAATACCGGAGTGCCAGCGGAGCGTAGGCTCCGAGTCTGGCGCAGTTCCTGTAGTCAGATCAAGTTCAAATAACTCAATAACTGCTCCAGGCTCAAAGCCGTGAATATCGCTAGTAATCTTATCGCTCATGGTTCAAATACCTTTGTAAATGTTGCAGTAACCGTTCTGTACCCACTAAGAACTTCCTGTGTGGACCACTTATCGCACTTATACTTCTTGTATGGATAAATTGTATACGTTTCTCCACTTGACATAATATCCGCTGCTAGAGATAACTGAGTGGCGCTATCCACAGCTATAACCGTAGTAGTAGTACCTCCAGAATCCGTAACAGTAGTATTTAAGTATCTATCTGTAAAGTATTGAGAAGTATCCACAAGTTTCCTAGTAGTAGCACTAGTAGTAGTACTAGATATATCGTAACCTGTAGGGTACCAATCAAATGCTGTTACTCCCTCTTGAGTTTCTAAAAATCCTATGATTTTATTGGCATCTGCTGCGGATCTGTTCTTCCAAGTCAAGTTCCAAACTTCTGGGGTATTATTAATACCTGCTGCAACTCGTTGTTCGTACCCATCACCATAATTGGCAACAAGGACTCTAGGCTTACTGTCCGCCTTAAGTCCTCTATCTGGGTTAATATTTACTTCTGTATTAAAGTTTGCCATAATTAATAACTACTTAGTAGTCCTCCAGGTCTTTGTTGCTCAACTAGTTCCGCTTGTACCGCTTGAGATACCATGTAACCAAGTTGCTTACCTTGATCTCCGTCCATACCACTATTAGTGTCTGCTTTAGCATTTCCATCACTGTCAATAGTAACATTAACTGTAACGTTGTTTTCAGTAGAACCTGTAGCTCCCATTACTGGAATAGAACGTCCATCAGGTAGCGGCACTACCGCTTCGTTGTACTTACCTTCGCCCACTAAACCAAGAGTAGGTTTAGTAACAGTACCGCCATTAGCGAATGCTCTAAAACCCCCGGAAACTACACCACCGTTTGCAAGACCAAATATAGAACCAATTGCGGAACTCATTAAGTTTGAACCTACCGTAGACAAGGAATTAGTAATTAAAGACCTAGCATTCATATTATCATTCATAATCTGAGCATGCAGGTTAGATGCCATACTCTGCCTTAAGTCCTTACTCATAGTATCGATTGTAGCGTCTCCTTTAGGATTAACTGTAGGTAAGGATTGTCCAGGCTGTACTACTGCGTCTGTCTTAATATCTTCCGAGTTTACAACTTCTACCTTAGTAGAGCCCTCTCTTCCATTAGACGCATCGATTGCTGCAGTTAGTGCTGCGTTTTGTAGCTCTAATGTTGGGGTTTTTAGAACAAGTTGTTCCAACCTTTGCCCAAGAGCACTATTCGCATCTACGGAGTAAGGATTATTATATTCGAAAGTCTGAGGAGCCTTAAGCTTATCAATCGAGTTCGTAGGGTCCGTAACACCTATAGCCTCATTTATCTTCTCGCCAATTCTAAGTCCCATATTCCAGAACATTTCCAGAACATTACCATCATTTAATTCTGATGCAGTCGGTCCGTAAGAGCCTAAAGGCTGATTTGGGTCGGTAGGTTTAACATAAGGCTTAGCCATAGGGTCTACAGCTAACTCTGAAGGCCAGATAGCAGTAAGTACTCCACTAAGCTTTTCTAAAATAGGTAATAATTTAACCCCTACAGTACTATTAGTAGGTATCCCAGGCCCTGTAAAGGGTAGGGGCGTTTGAATACCCTTTAAAGGTCCTCCATGTACTTTAAAGTCATTCAGAGTTTTCCAGTTCTTAGCCTTTTGAACGGACTCAGGATGTTGCATACCTGTTAGAGTTCTATTATACTTAAACTCATTTACAGTTGACTTATGCCAAGGTTTAAACTTATCCTTATTCACACCCCACTTAAAGTCCCATATATCTTTCAAGAACTGTTGATTTGCCCCGTACTTGTCAATATTCTTCTGATTTAGGATATCCCTAATGATCTTATCCATCTTAGGGTCATTTGTACCCGCTACAGAGGAGGCTAAGTACTCCTCTGTAGTCATGTCTCTATAGGAAGAAGTTCCTTTAAATTTACCTTTTAACCAATCCCACCCATCTTTTATATCTTCTTTTATAGCAGGTACTACACTTTTAAACTCTTCTACCTTCTCCACACTAGGAGAGGCCTTTAGCCCAGGTTGCCCTTCTACTATACGTACTTTTAAGCCAGCACCTTCTGCCATTTTGGCAAGGCTATTCATATCCTTACCTAGCTGTACTGATGGGTCTTCTGCCCCAAAGATCGCAGTTTTTAAGTCGCCTTCCGGGAACAAATTAGCAATGAAGCCTTTTCTACCTGTTAACTGTTCGTCTACTACATTTGATACTAATCCACCTGCAGAATCCGCCAGGCTTTGGGCCACGATCTCTCTCCAATCCTGGTCAGTCTCTTTCCCCATAATGACACTTGATACAGCCTCTCCAATACCTATTGAAATAGTAGACGCTACGTTCTTGTACGCAGATGCCATACTCTCAAACGCGGCTACTGCCTCCTCTTTCTTTGCTTCAAACAACTCAAACTTTAACTTAGAGTATGCGAGCATAATCTCGTCCTGCCTTAGCTCTTTCTTCTTAAAGTCTAGCCCTTCTTCTGCGTAGTCTCTTTCGATTTTCGCAGTAGCCTGTCTAAGCTCTAACAGAGTGGATGTCTCTTTCCAGTTAGCGGCTTGTAGCTCTAAGTTTGTTCTCTCCTCTGAAATAGCTTTCCTACGAGAATTAATGCTATTAACTTTAGCTATCTTACGTTCTAGTTTGAAACGAATTTTTGCAGATTTCAGTATTTCCTTATGTGCAGAAAGCATTGGAGCCATCAAAGAAGCAATCTGTTCAGGAGTGCCTAGAGGGTTCTTCTGCTTAAGAGTTCTTAGCTGCTTCTGTTCTTCCGCTCTGAGCTTATCGCCCAACAACGTTGATTTATAGAACTCAGAAGATGTCTCCGCCCCTGTACTAGCCAATACGAACTTATTATGTGCTGCCACACCTGCCTGGCTCTCATCGAAAGCCTTATTAGACATTAGGGTCTGGAACTTACCTAATTCGGTATTTAGTTGTTTCCATACTTCAATATATTTAGTTGCAGAGGCAGAGCCTTCTCCAAATCTCACATTGATAATATCCAATGTGGACTCTAAATTATTGCCCTCAACAATAGATGGTTTTAGCGTCTTTTCTAGTGCTGAGAATGCTACAGCAAACTCGTGTACTCGCTGAGCCTCTAAAGCTTCAAACTCTGCTAAAGATTCTAGGCTGTCCCACTCTCCGAAATCTTTAAATATATTATCCCATTTCTCGGATAAGGTTATTACGCCTCCAAGGGCCTCATTATTATACTCAGCAACTGCTTGATTATTTTTACGTATAGCACGCAACTTCTGATCCTCTAGTATTAGTTGGCGATTTGTTATGGCTATTTGGTCTTCGTTTTTCTCTCTGTCTAGTAGTAATATTTTTCTAGAGTTGCGTAGCTCTTTTAGCTTAAGACGTACTACCCCTTCCTGGGCTTTTAATACAACCTCTGAAGTATCGTCTACTCCTAATTTCTTCAATTTATCTTTAGAACGCGTTAACTCGTCTATGCGAATCTGCATATTCCTAAAGTCTTCTTCCATTTGCGCAGGGTCAAGACCTATAAGAGTACTTAATAGATTGTCAACCCCCTTAAACTTTTCTAATAGTTCTGCATCTATAGACGCCCCTAGTTCTTTGATCTGAGCTCTATAAGTATTCACTCTATCTGTGAAGTGTTTTTGAGCCTCTAGGTCCCCCTGCCTGGCCGCGGCATTCATACTCTTCGTAGAGTCCTCAGCACCCTTAGAAAGTTTTATGTACTCAGTAATAGCAGCAGACTGACCTTTTGTAGGGTCTAATAGTCCTTGCTCCATTAAATAGCTAATCTTGGCATCTCCAGAGAGCTTACCCAACCTAGTCACCATGTTAGCAAAGCTATCAGCATACTTAGTAAAAGGGGTGTCTTCTACAAAGGCTCGTCCTAAATCTCGCTGCTCTTTAAAAAAGATCTTTCCGGCATCTGCCATCTCATCGTAGGATCTCTTAGTTTCCTCTAGTTTTTCCTTAGTAGCAGAGGCAGTGCCTTTTATACCTTTTTGTATATCTTGTACGAATTTAGAATCCGTCTGTACATAAAACCCTAAAGTACCTATGTAGTCGTCTATATCATCTTGTAGATCTGTTAATTCGTCTGTAGTTAGCTTTACGCCTTCAGATATTTTCTTAAATATAGAGTCGTCAATACCCATCGTAGATAGCTTTGCAATAGCTCCCTCAGATAAAGGCTGATTTAGTGCTTGAGAAGCACTTATAGTTGCAGTTAGTGAGTCTGCTAAACTCTCGCCTACTCCCACCGTAAATATATTGGCAGTGGATGCGTAAATAGTATTCCAAATACCAGTAAGGGCTCCATCGATATCTATCTCAGATACGTTTTTTAGTTCTGTTTCTAATCTTTCTGCTAGGTTGAAGTCTCTGTCTAGTTGAGCTCTAGCTTCGGAGAACGAAGGCCCAAATACTTTCAAATTCTGTGAATCCTTAGAAAGCTTCTCCAGTCCCTCGGTGTACCCATCTAATTCGTCTTTTGCCTTATTTATGGCAGATCCTATACCTAACCAGTCTAAGGCCCATGCTGCCATAGCTACTGTAGAAATTAGTCCTACAAGCATGTTCATACTACTCAGTACTCCTGACATAGCAACTGTGGCAAATCCTGTGACGGCTTTACTTACTAATTTTAAGCTTCCCCAAAGCTTCATAAGGGAGAAACTCCCTTTAATAACAGAGGTAGAGAATAAGTCCATCTGTTTGGAGCCTTTTATTAAGGCACTCCCAAAACCCGTAAAGTTACTTTTAAATTTTGCAAGATTCCAATTAAGTCCAGTAAGGTTCTTAAAGTCTAAAGCTAAAGCACCTTTTAATTCGTTTAGTCCTGCAGTAAACCCGCTCGCGGATGTTGTACTGTATAGAGCTGCATTAAACATTACAATATTAGAGGTAGCAAGAGCTACTGAGGCCCCAACGCTAGTGAAACCTTTGCCTAGCCCGGTTACCCACTCAGCTAAGTTTAGGGCTCTTAAACCACCCATCTGCTTGCCCACATCTTTAGTAGCTCCAATTAACTCTCTAAACTGGGAGTTAACTTGGGATACTTCTGCGGCGCTCTTTCCTTTTAGCATCCCTCCAAAGTCCATATTACCCGCGTTAACGTTCTTAATAGCGTGACCTATTGAAGCACGCATAGCAAGAGTTATAGCGTTAACAAACTTTCTACCTTTGAGCCCCTTAGACATAGCCTCCGCAACTTTAGGAGAAAGCTTAGCAAAAGTAGAGATAGTCCTCTTAAACTCTTTTTCCATGTTCTGTGTATTTATTACTTTTAGTTTTTTATCTGATACACGCTTTTGTATGTTCTCGGTCCACTTATCCATTCTCCCAGTCAGTTTCTCCAAGTCCTTAGGAACTTGCTTGATGCCGGCTCCTAAACCTTTTAGCGCTGGCAGTGCGGTACCTAATACATTTTTGAGGATGAGAGTCATTAACGCAGCAAGTAATACAGTAGAGTCACTTAAAAACTTTGCTATAGGGCTAAAGAAATCTGCTAACCCGGAGGAAGCATCTCTGGCGATGTCCAATATCGAGGCTCCTAATACTTCAAACTGGTTGCCATCGATAGCTTTTCCGATGTCTCCATACTTAGTCTCTGCCTGGCCTAAGATAACATTTGTTCTTGCCTGCATCTTCTCATACTCAGACAAGCTAGCTGTAGCTACCCCTATAGAATCCGCATACTCCTTGTATACATTATCTAGTCTGATGATGATACCTAATTCGTCTAGGATTTCTGGCTCGGCCTTTACGATACCACGGGTCAAACGATCCATGGAATCTGACATATTACGTCCTAAAGCTACAGAGGCTCCTAGAGCGGCTTCTGTCATCTTTTCGATTTGTTTTGTAGTAAGTCCAGAAGTAGTTGCAAGAGCTGCGGAAGTTGCTGCTTCTTTGTAACTAAGCATATGTTTGGATGCTTTCTGGATTATCTTTGATATCCCAGAGAGACTTTTACCTGTCTGTTTTGCGTAAGCTTCCTGCCCCTTCAATAAGATGGAGTAGTTTGCTGCACCAGATAAAGCATTGAACGCCGCAGTTACCGCGAATACACGGGCTGCAAGTTCTGCGTAGGCAGGAACCAGCACGCCTTGCATTCCTTGGGCTTGCTTGGAGAAGTTCTTAGAGGCGTTAGCAGACATCTTAGCATTGCCCTTCGCATTACGATCGAACGTTTGCGAAGAGTTATTTACTCTTTTGTGTGCCTTATCAAGCTTATCAATGTCTTTGGTCGTCTGTTTTAACGAGCCTTTGTCATCAACTGTAATCTTAATATTCTTGTCGTACTTACCCGCCATTATGTTCTCTTCCGCTAAGCCTTAGTAGGCCCCGTCTGCTTATTTTTGTCTTTCTTATTAACGTGTTTTGCATATTTCACGTCAATAATCTTTACTAGCTTGAATATTTCTTTTTTGTTACTTACTTCAAGTAACTCCATAACATCTTTTACTCCGGCCATTTGCTTGCCGAAGTAGGTACCACTCATACCATCCCACTGGTCTGTCAAATAGTTCCAAACTTGGAAGGCTTCTTGTATTTCGTAAGGAAATATTACTTCTTCCTTATCTAAGGTAGACCAATCTACCTCCATGCCATTTTCTTCCATTTGGACCATCATATCAACACGCTTTTCTCTGTCGAAGTTCTCTCCGACGCCTGTGAAATGAAGATCTATTTGCTCAGTCCAGTACTCTAGTTGCTCTTCGTAAAATTTGCAAGGTCACCTACAACCTCAGTCAACCAAGAGTCAAAATCGCCTGAGTTTTGCATTAAAATTTCTGCATTGTCATGACTAAAAGGAAGTTCTGCATTCATATCTGCAATCTTGTCCTCGTCTACCGGAATAAGTTGAACTAGGTAAGTCATTTTAAGACCTTTCCAACCTTTAATCACGGCCTTGATGTACTCTTTAAGGAAGACTTCCTCATTAAGTTCTTCTTCTGGCTGTCTAGTTCTACGATTAATTTTCGTAGTAACTGCCTTTTTACGTAGCTTTAGCATCTCGTCGCGTGCTAAATATGTTAGTTGTACCTCGAATCCTGGGTAGCCCGGGAATTCGATGTTTGCTGTTTTACTTGAAGTAAGTAAGTCAGATAAACTCTGAATACTTGGTGTTGCTGTTGTTGTTGTTGCTGTCATTTTGATATATCCTGTTTAAAATAAAAAAATAATGAGCCACCAAAGTGGCTCATTATCAACAACTATTAGTTATACAACTGTTGAACCAGTGTAAACAATAGAAGTTTCGTTGTTACCAGAACCAAATGAACTCTCCAAAGCGGTAAAGTTAATTGTAGCTCCCATAACATCGGCAGTATCAATAGAAGGCACCTCTAAGTGTGCTTGATCCATGTTGAATACTACGTTTGGAGCAGATGCACCACCAATCTTCAACGTAATGTCAAAAGAGTTAGTAACGTCCGGGCTAGCGCCGTTGATATCAGTAATAATATCGTCGTAGATGCCTTTAGAACCTGTAGCTGAAGAATCTAAGTAACAAGTAAAGTTACCAGATACAGCACGTGTTCCTGTTTGGTGATCGATTGGAGTATTAATTACACCTAACTCTTCTGGAGTTACGAATGATACGCCGTTGTCGATTGTAATGTTACCACCAGTTAGTGGGAATGCATACGTTTTAGATCCACCAGAAATAGTAGAAACTAAAGATACAGTACTTAATCTGTTAAGGATAAAGTCAGCTGTAGCTGGGTTAGCAACGTATCCGTCTGTAGAATCTCCTGCTGTAGTTGGTGTAGCTGTTGCGTTTACTGATTCTACTGCTGTCGCGAAACCTGACCATGTAATCTGTGCGATACCATCAATATCAAAATCAATAGATGCAGAGTTTACTACCATGTTAGACAATCTGTAGTTAGTAGTTGAGTCAGAGAATACGAACCAACCAGTTAGCTTCAATAGTTGGTTAACATTTGAAGTAGTAGTTGAAACAGTACATCCTGTAGCTGTAGAAGCAATACCACCTGTAGAAGTGTTATTAGTTTCAGTACCCGATACTAAAGCATTCCAAAGGATCTTCTCTACCATACCGTGAAGGTCAGTAGCTAAGTCGTCAATTCTAGGACGTACATAAGTAGTGAAAGACCAATCTACTGGCTCTAATGAAGTATTGAAGATGTTTTGTCCACGTTGTGGAGTAGTACCTGCCTCATTTAGCGTTACGTTCTGAGTTCCTGTTGCTTGTGAGAAAGAGAAACCATCTAAGATTCCGATTTCGTAAGTATTTGCTTCGCCTGGAACGCGTCCGTCACCATCAAAGGGTGCTGCGCTTTCGTACGAGCAAATAAAAGTTGCATTTCTGCTTAAAGATAAAGCCATTTTAGCTCTCCTGTATTTTAACTTGTCATTAACGGGTTATTTGACTATTGTCTATTTACCGTTGTAGACTATATTTATAGCTGATATCTAACTTCAGCTGTAATCTCACCAACTCCATACGGTGCGAGTAACCCCTCATCCGTTGCAATTGATAAAATAGTGATTTGCTCAGTAGACTTTCCTGTATCATATGTTAATACATTATTTGCGTCTAACTGAGTTTCAATATCGTAAAGAACTTTTTCAAGTTCATCTAAAGGCTCTTCGCCATACACGTACATTCTAATATTAACTCCAAGCATACCCCATTTGAAGCCTCCCGGTAAATATTCCCGTACTTCATTACCTGCTACTACTGAGACATAGGGGAAGTCATTGACTTCATCCCAAAATATCAACTTGTTAGTAACATTATTAGCTAAGTCAACGTTGAAAGTACCGGAGCCATCTATCAATTTTAGCTTGGTAATAAGCGCATTTACTATCGCTGATCTTGCTTTTCCTGCCATTATACTCTCCTAGTTCTAACGTTTAGTTTTCGACTTACCAATTTGGTAGCGATTTCTCTAATAGATTTACTGATTAACAATCTAGGGTCTCTGCGTGTTGATCCTTGTTTAAACCCTCTTTCGAAAGTTTGGTAAGGATACTTCATATAGTTATAAAATGCAGTTAAAGTACCTTGTCTAGACTGTGTTACGTTTGTAATAGTAACTGATTCTGCGAATCGTCCCGTTCTATTCTCTAGCGAGCCCCCTTGGCCCATGTTCTCTTTTACTGTTTCAGTCACTTGAGACTGAATAATGTTTTGTAGAGCCGCAGGCGAGGTAAATCTGCCTTTAATGTCCCTAATTCTGGGGACTCCTCCAACCGTAACTTTCTTTGCTTTACGCTTCTTCTTCCCCTTTAAAGTAGTACTAGTAGTCTTCTTATACTCAGGAACTTTCTGCCCTTTAATACTCTTATCAAGTACAGTATCAAGCGCTTGCATTACAGATTTAGACCCCTCAATATTTACTACATTTAATAGAGCTTTTTCGTGTTTTCTAACGAACTCATTTAGTATCCTATCGTACTCTCTTTTCATCTTCAGCTCAGCACTCTTACCAATGTTATCTTTTCCAAGTTCTGGTATAAGTAGTGTAAGATTTAAGTCCGCATGTAGTTTCTTACTCGTAATCCGTCTAGCAAACGTAGCTCTTAAAGCAGGGGAAGCTAGGTTTAGTTGAGCTTGCATCTTTCTTCTTAACTGAGCCACTATAGGTGCTTCAGAAGTGCCAGGAGCTGTTAACATCCCCATAGACTTGTCTAATCTATCCTGCCCAGACTCTCTGACTGCTGCGAATACATGCCCTCTATGAGTACCTAACCCTTCGGTTTTAAGTAGCCCTGCGGTTTTAGCTGCTTGGAACAGTCTGCCTGATTGTCCAAAGCTATTTAGTACAATATACTGGTTTCTGCCACTATTTAAGTTTAAGTCATTGGCTTTATTTGCTTTACTAGCTGCGTAGCCTCTAGCAAACTCTTTAAACTTCTTGGCAGTTTCTTTGTCCAACCCTGCGGCAGCTAAAGTTTTATTGTCTATAGCTACTACATGGAGTTGTCTATTTAATACATTCTTTCTAAAGCTTTGAGTACTTGAGTCTACAAAATCCATCATAGGCTTCAAGTACATTTCTAGTTTTTTCTGGCTCATTAGCTAATATGCCTATAATGCTCCAGGATACGTTTGATGTGTGGGGGAAATTCTGAATGAAGTGCCTGACTGCGGGAGATGTTTTTAATCTCTGAGCCTGGCATAGACTTGGCTGGAGTTGACTCTTTCTTTAAATAGTAAGTAGTCAAATCATAGCAAGCTAGTTTCAGATCTTTTGGAGTTTCAGAGTAGCCACCTTTATACACCAATTTAACTGACTTTGCGCCGACAGGGAAAGTTGAAGATGTTCTCATAACTTCCTGCGACTCAGAGTCAACGGCATACTCCGCATCAGCATCCCAGAATTCTCCAGCTGCTTCACACGTTGATTGAGTAGTATATGATGTATCACTACAAGAACCTGTCCATCTCTCAGCAGTAAATGCCCAAGAGTTGTCCGCGGTATGACCCGTAGTTGCTGCGAATGTCACAGCGATGTCGCCCTCTAAAGTTTGACTAGAACCTGTTATTGCTTGTCCTGTTTCTTTCCAATTTGTTCCCCCGTCACGAGACCATTTAAAGGTATCCGGAGTTCCTGTACTGTCAATTTGTACCTTGTAGCTACGTCCAACTTCACCTGACGACGTAATTGCGTTGTATCCAGTGATCGTTAAATCATTTAAGCCTGCACCAGTAAAGGTGTCGTTATTAATACAAGTTGCTTCAGTCGCTTTAGTAGAAAGAGTACATTGTGCAGTACCTGATTCTAAGAGATGGAAATTACTGCCATCTGCGTAGTTTTGTTCGACGGTTGTTCTATCCGTCTTAGAGCTTGAACGCTCTAGTAATTGTACAACTTCCACGATAGGAAGCTCTACAGGGAAGATAGAAGTTTCTCCACCGGTAGTGTCGAAATATTCTGTCTTTGCAGTCGTAAAGTAGTCTGTAAAACTACGTCCACAATAGGTTCTTATAAGCGCAGATACTTGGGCGCGCAGAAGGTTAATTTCTGCATCTCGGGTAGTACTTTGAATACCAGCATAAGCTTTGTATTCACTAACTGAGTATAAATCTGCCATTATCTATTCCTTTAATTCTTTGCCTTTCGGCTTGGTTTTTATAAATAAACTAAACTAGTAATTTACTTATAAAAACCAGGGGTTTTACCCCCTGATTTTATGTCAATTACTTACGCTTCAATTAAGATGCAGCGTACGTAACCAGGGCCATAGAAGCCTTATCAGCAGCACCCGCTTCTTTAGCGATGAAGCCAAATCTACGTGTTGCAACCATAGCCTTCTGTTGAGCAACTACGTCTGTAGCTGTCTCAATAGTCATGTTGCGGTAGTTACCTAACAAGTAGTTGCTAGGGTTAACAATGATGCCTTGAGCAACAGATGCACCAGCTCCAGCAAATGCGTCAGAAACTACTAGAGACATGCCCCATAGCTTACCTAACTCACCAGCTTTAACTGTAGCATTATCTCCGTACTTATCAACTGTAACTACTTCTGTAGCGTCTAACAAGTTGTAGTATGCAGCTTGAGATAAGAATACAGTAAGATCTGCAGGATTCGTTCCCCACTGACCCATGTTCTTACGAGCAGTTAATAACTCACCAACTGTAACTAAGTCAGAAGTAGAACCAGTAACAACATTGTTGCTAGAGTGTCCACCAGCATTACCAGCTAATGAAGTGAATGGAACACCAGAGATACCACCTAAGATAGATGCATCAGATGTGCGAGCCATACGACGGATGATAGCATCACGAACGATACCAGCAACTGGGATCAATGCATCCTCTTCCTCTTCATAACCAATGTACTCACGAGTAGCTAGCTTATGAGCTGTCATAGACACCTCTGTTAAGCCAGTAGCTTTAGTAGTACCAGAAGAAGCATCGTTAAACGCTGTTCCAACTGCGTCACCATCATTTAAAGCACCACCAGCAACCCATGTTGCGTCAGTACCTGCATCTGCATTGAACGGGAAGTTCATTACACGTGCATTCATAGCAATAGAGCCAAAGATAGGCTCAACTACAACACGGTTCTGGATACCATCAAAGATAGTAGAGTTCCATGTAGTTTCCCAATCAGTGTCAGAGAAACGTGTAGCTTTCTCGATTAATTGCTTACCAAATCCTGTTTGATCAATAGACTTACCTAAGATCTTAGCAGTGATGTATGCAGAGTTTAACTCGTCTGCAGTTGGAGCGTTAGCGCCAGCTTCTGAGAATTGCATCTTAGACTTCTGCATAGCAGCCATCTCGTCTTTAGCAGCTTTAAGCTCGTCAGACATCTCAGTGATAGCCTTAGCGTAGTTGTCGCCGTCAGTCTTAATTTTAGCTTCTAAAGCCTCTGCAGTTTTCTCTGCTTGGGTCTTACCCATTTCAATTGATTTTAAGTTAGCCTCTGCTGCAGACTTTTCAGCCTTCTCAGCAACTTCAGCTTTGTACGTGTCTAATGCTGCTGCTGCAGATTTAGCCATCATTACTTCTAGTTCTTTCTTGTCCATATTAATTTCCTTAAGAATGTTATCTTGAGAAGGTGTCTTCTCTTCCTTTTGTAATTCCTCTTTTTCTTCTTCAACTCCGTAAGACTTCTTAAATGAGTTATACTCATCTACATTGTCAAACGATTTTGCTAAAGAAAAAACTGAATCTTGATTAGCGGGAACAGATACAACACTAATTTCGTACAAAGATAAATCTTTGATATAGAATGTATCGTCTTCCTTCTCGTAGTCCGCATCTTTGATGCTAAAACCAACACTAAATGTTTTTAAAACTCCGTCTTTGATAAGGTTATATACCTCACCTGCAGCTGTACTAATTTCAGCAACAATTTCCAGTCCCTTGTCAGTTACGTTGTAATCAACAGTGGTACCTACTGGGCGTGAATAGTCGTGGAAAGCAAGGATAATAGGGTTTTTTAGATAATCATCCATACCACCCTTTGTCCAAGCCTCTTTAACGATCACGTCGCCAGAACGGTCTTTGGAAACTGTATTTGCATAGCCTCTGATGGTTAAAGTGTCAGACTTATTGTCCTTCTCTACCACATCAAATAATGAGTTAATTTCAAACTTTTTATTCATCATTTTCCTCGTTTCCCTGAGGTCTTCCGCCCTCAGAAGGGTTGCCTGCGCTTCCTGCAATATTAGCAGGAATGCGTATGTCATCATGACCTTCTATCTTCTCTAATCTTAGTGCCTCTCTAGCTTCATTTGGAGTAAGTACTCCACCGTTAACTAAAGTGCTGTAGTATTTTGCTTTATCATCTAACTCTGGCTGTAAAGGCGAGAGGTCTTCTAGTGCTGCTGCAAGGTCATAACCAAAATATCGCTCCAACCCACTAATTACTTTTCTAACTAAGGGAAGAACGGTCTCTTGATACATTAATTTCTGGTTGGGCCTAATGTTAGCATTATTGCCACCAGCCATTAAAATTGGTGGGATTCCAATAACTTTAAGAATTGTATTCTCTAAGTTAGTTACTGAATCCTCAAAATCTAATTTCTTGAAGTCTACATTTGAAATACTGTCTATCTCTAAACCGCCATCTAGAACTAAAGGTCTACGCCCTCCACTCTTAGGGTTGTACTTCTGTGACCAAGAATTAATTAATCTTTCTTTTACTTTAGTACTAAGAGTGTTAGGGCTCTTTAGTACTAACCCAGGAACTGCTCCATTCTTGAAGAAGTTTGCCTGAAAATCTTTCATATTGTACAATAGAGTAATAGAATCTCTTGCTGCACTTAGTCTAGACTTGCCTCGGTAGATTGACTCCGCCGAATTGTCTTGAATATGAATTATCTCATTTGGCTTATACTTAGTGCCATTGTAATCATATCCTTTTATAAATGTCTTCTTATCTGGATGAACTGTAACATTCACAGCAGGTAAGTGGTACAAGTTAGCTCCATCGAAATAAACAAATGCATTTCCATCCATAATCAAGTCTAAGACTAGATTTCTTCTGAAGGCATCTGCGGACTGGTAAGGATTGGGGTTTCTATTAAGTAGAGCTACTAGCTTTTTATGTCTAATAGTTGCTACTCCAGGAAACGACTCCTTATTTCCAACATCAATATTGATCTGCGCTGCAGCATCAACAATCATGTTTACTCCACGATTAACTACTTCTAGTCTTTCGTATGCTTTCTCGTAAGGTAGTGAAGGAGCTAAAGGTCCTTGGCTTCCTTGGGACGCTGCAATCTGTGGCTGCGCCGGGTTCAGTTTCTGAACCAGGGTTTTAAATAGTCTCATATTCCTTTACTCTTCTTTTATCCACCCATCGCATTTGCTTGGGTCCAGTGACTAAAGTAGGTTTCTTTCCGTATATAGAGTGCAGTTTTAAATGATGTTTGTGACAGAGAGTAACTGTGTCATCATAAATTTCTTTATGGTGTACCTCAATAAACTCATCTCTCATTTCCATCATATCTTCCGCAGTCGATATAACTAGTTTCTTCTCTTTAATCCACTTATCAAGAAGTTCCGTTACACTGAAAAAGTGGTGAAAGTCCAAAGACTCGTCTCCACCACAGATGTAACATTCCTCATCCTTTACATAAGCTGACTTTGCTCGGTCTCTTATGTATTTAATCTTATCGCGTTTAAGTTCGCCCATAGGTTAATTTCTTAAATTTTCTCTGTATATGGGGAATTATATCAAATTCCATCAAAAAAGTCAAGAGCTATTTTTTACGTGGTGATAGTTAAAATGTGATGTCCGAAGCTACGAAGGTATACAAGGCGTACCTCAATGCGTCGGCCATGTGAGATGCCATATTGTGTAAAGGCTTTTCTGTTAGCAAGTTCTCATTAGGATTCCACTGGTATTGGTCGAGAGACATTAGAGTGTGGCTGCACTTTTGATCCACGATCAAAGCATCCTTATCAACAATCGTGGCCACAGACGCAATCCCGTCCAGCACACTCTTAGTTGCATTGATAGTCGAAATATCGTAGTTCTGGGCTAAATCGAAACGCATTTGTTGAGCTGCGGAGTCGATATAGATCGCGTCTATGTCCCACTTATCAATCATTTGCTGTATAATCACAGCGTGTTGCTCAGTAGTCTTCTCAGCTTCCATGTACTCATCTAAAATATAATATTTTTCTGAGTCCCAGTCATATGCTATTACACAGAATGCAGTAGGGTCGCGGTAACCAACGTCGAGTCCTGCGAATACATCCATTTTGGATACATCAAATTCTTCAAGGTCTGCTACACATTCTTCGTAGTTGAAATCCCATACTTGCCCTTGGAACGTATTAAAGTCGGCTAAGTACTCTTGGTTAAACTCCGCCTTAGACATGCCTTTTTTCGCTTCGTCAATATCTTTCTGCGAAATTCTAGGGTTTTCGTGATACGTTGCTCGTATGGAAGCCCAGGTAGGGTACTCATCATTAAATCCACGTTGATAAAAGTCAGAGAACCAGTTATTTCGTCCACGAGGAGTAGAGATGAAGATACATTTACTCGTAGGTTTGTCTAGGGTAGGACGTAGAGCTACGTTGAAGGCATCCATGCCTCCATCACCTAGCGCCGCTTCATCAAATATAATAAGATCATAAGACCTACCAACGGTACTATCCACTTGATTGACTGATCCCATACGAATAGTACTTCCATTAGTTAGCTCAATAATTTTATCTTTAGCATTATCCCTAGCAACTTCTAAATCGAAATGCTTGATTAATCCTCTTTGTAAGTCAAATGAAATTTGGGAAAGCGAGTAGTTCGGACTCATAATCAATACATTAGTATTGGGTACAAGTGCTACCAGTTGCCCGATGATGTTTGCAATATAGGTCTTACCCTGTCGTCTAGAAAGTGCCGCTACTACAAATCTATAGTCTGGATTATTAATTGCATTAATCAGAGCTACCTGTGACTTAATCGGCTGAATCCCTAATAGTTCCATGTATTGATTGATGGGTAATTTAATAAACCTCTCATCCTTAGGGTACTCAATCAGCTCGTCTGCCGTTATACTGTCTCTGCTTAACTCTAGCATTATATTCCTCTATATCAAAATTAGAAAAGCCCTACTGTTAAGTAAGGCTTTGGGGGCACATTTAGTCTTTAGTAAAAATGTGGTAAATTACTGCAAGTGACGCCAATCCTACGAGACCAGCGTTGCCTAGGTTAGTGATAATCGTTGTAATTGTTCCGATAATATCTCCACCAATGAACGGTACTGTTCCGCCAAAGATCACTTGTAATACGATTGCTAGGGCGATTAACGCAACACCAGCTTCTGTTCCGGCTTTGATCCAGCCAATAATTTTATCTACCATAAAATCTCCTTTTATGCTTTTGTCGTTTGTCGACAATTTACAATTATACCAGAGTTGACAAAAATGTCAAGGATCTTTTTCTTAGGTGGTACAAAACTACGTTTAGGGTCTATCGTTTCATTGCTGCGGATCCAAAGTAGAAACCAATGATGTTCATGATCGCTACAGGAAGCCACTCTGGAGTAACAAACCCAGTTAGTGCAATATATTCCGTAACAGTTGTTGTAGTGTCAATGAACAAGAACTTAAATCCTTCTGTCACCTCGATTGGGACGTTTGTTTGCACCCCCATAATTGGTGCAAGGAATACAATACCGATTCCAGCCATTAAACTCATTACTACTATGAATCGTCTGATCCATGCGGCATTAGGGTTCTGCATCTTACGAGCATTATTAATGCCCGTCTCTATTTGAGTATTCTTCTGTAGCAGCATTTTATGTTGCTCAGCCCTATCTGCCTGTGCTTGCCCCCACATTTTCATTAAGCCACCCATAGCGGTAGAGCCTAACATACTTATTGCTTCAATTGGTAATCCAAACATATTCTTCTCCTTATCTTGCCCTTTTAACAGCAGTACATAAAGGGTGCCCAATCACAGGTTGCCATCCCAAGTGTGCCGTTTATGTACGGCATTATTGATGTTACTTCCATTATTACTTATATACTATCATAGGTATAATAACAAAAAGTACAACAACCCATAAAACCATTGCGACTAAATACGCGCATGCTGCACATTTTCTCCACGTCCAGGACTCTAACTTTTTTTGCGTGGCTATCCGTCTAGTTAAATAACGTAGCATATTACCCCCTCCTTACTCTCTACATATCCGATAGCGGACTAGTTAAGGCCTTCTGAATTTTTGCTTCAAAAGTTCTTTATATCTCCGAATAAATTAATTTAACGTTTCTGCTAGTACTACTAGTATTAGTATGAATGTGAGCCATCCCCACGCGATCTTTTCTTGTTGTGGCATATCATTTTAGTATCCTTCCTTATGAATAAGGTACTTAGCTTGAATATAAGCTTTAACAATACCACTCCTAACAATATCTTCTGCCTGGAAGTGGTTTATTGCGAACCACCTAGGCATAGAGTCTAAGACGCCCACGAATTTACAAATATCTTTATCACCGTGTTTAGTGAAGTCAGTTTGCATAAAATCTCCACAGAACAATGCAATAGAGTTCTGCCCTAGCCTAGTCAACACAGAGTCTGCCTCATGGGAAGTACAGTTTTGAAATTCATCCATTATAACAATACAGTTATCTAACGTTATTCCTCTAACGTAGGATGTGATCATAA